ATACACGTGAGTGGAATCCGACTTTTCTATAATTGTATTGACAAATTGAATTGGAATTCGAGGTTCACGTAGGTAAAGCTACGTACTCTTCCGTTCTTTGTCCTTCTTTTATTATATTAGGATAAGATATCTAGAAATTACAGGTGGTAATTTGGGTTAACATGGTTGAACAATGGGACTAGCTCTTTATTGAGTTAGGTGAGTTATATACGTATATGGGAAGCACTGCGCTTAATCGTTTCCCGTTAGACGGAGCTCAAGCAAGGTCTAAAACCGCAAGACCTTATCTTTGAATTAATGGAAGTTAATTTTGTACAGGATCATTTAGCACTGAGGGCTTTACGTGATGTTTAGCTTAGGTGGTTTCATACTCTGGTTACTAGATATATATTAGGTGGTGGTTCTACCAACTGCCGAGTTATATCGTTTTGCTATCTACTTCATAATCTAATAGGATGTTAGGATTAAATTGCTTTAATAAGTTATGAAGATGCATTAATGTTAAGGAGACTCATTGAAATTTTATGTTCTCATTCTTGTATATATTAATATAATTTGGGATTAAATTTGCAAGGAGGCGCATTACACCGGTCTGGATTAGTATTACAAGCTAGCTAGACTTAGTTTATTGTAGCGTTATCAAAGATGAATATTGGATTGGTAATGGATGGTTATAAGCCATCCTTGGAGATGAAGCTTACCCCTGGTGATGGGGTTAAGTCTAAGTTGGATCAGGTGTCTGGCTTAGTAGATGATTTGGCTTTAGTGTCTGATCGTCTGAAGAAGATGGATTTACCAGCTAAGTTGAAGGATTTTTCAAGTAGTATACATGATATTTCCCAACGTTTTTTCACAAAGGCGACGGGATTTCTTGATGGTATTACTTGTATTGAGACTATACTTGAAACTATTACTAGTGTTTCAGCACTAGTGAATATTTTTACTACCACACTGACACCTATGTCAGTGATAGCTGGAATATATACGATAGTTAAGTTGATAAAATCGTATATAGTGAAATTGCCAGTAGTTATACGTGTGGCAATTGGAGGTTTGTTCGGACAACAACCGGAAGAAGAATATTGGGATACGACTGAGTTGGTCGCTGAAGGATTAGGACTTGAGAGTAATATGCTAAATATGGCATATACGGCTCTTATAATGTTGTTACCACGGCGGATGCGTGACTTTCTGGATTTGTTCCAGAAGTATACGAGAGTTAAGATCTTGGAAGATTTGAGTTGGGTTTATCAGTTAGCTGATTTAGTGTTACACATTCCTAGTTTTGTTTTGTCATTGGTGTCACGTGTTATGACACAGATACCATGTGTTGCTAATTATGCGCATCATGTGGATGTTGCTATTAAAAAGTATGAGGGGTTGATGACCTTTCTACCAGAAATAACGACATCACGTTATGTTCGTGAGATGGCGGATTTGATGAATCAGATAGAGAAGAATCGCAAGTTACTTTGCGAGGAGGAATTTGTAACATCATTGCAAGCTAAAATAGCTGATGTTAGGAGTCACGTGGTCTTATTGAGTGAGACGCAGAATCACGTACCGGTCAATATGGTACGTTTGTTGACGGAATTGGAGAATCATTGGCGCTCAGGGTATTATATGGTGCAACAATCACGACCGGAACCGGTTGCTGTTTTGTTGTATTCGACACCTGGTGTCGGAAAAACTGTATTTGTGCAGCGATGTCGGAAGTATTGGACAGGGATCGGTAAGAATACGATATATGACTATACACCAACTGATAGTAGATCTGATTTTCATGATCAGTATCGGAATCAGAATGTATGGATACATGAGGATATAGGACAACGGGGCGAGCAGGATTGGGCCCAGTATATAATACATATTGGGATGAATCCGAGTCGTATGGATGGTGCAGCTCTTGATAAGAAGTCAACTATCTTCTTTCGATCGCAAGTTATCTTGGGTACAACGAATGTAGCGATACATCGTGCTGGGTTAACACCGGTTCGTGATTGTGGATGGAAGTATCCGCATGCTATTTATCGTCGATGGATAGTAGTTGAGTTTAAGAGAGATGCAGTGTGTAATGTGTTCCAGTTTAATGTAGAGAAGAAGATCTGGGAGAATACTGGGACAATGGATTGTACTAGTCCGCAAGTGTTTTGCGATAAGATAGCCGATCTGTACAAGAAGAAAGTGCAGGACCACCACGATATTGTGAAGGCGGATACCAACATTGGTGTTGCGAATTATTGTTTAGGTGATATTCAAGCAGAAGGCCGAACTCGTAATGTGGCGTTAGATATTGTAGATAGTGACAATTGTGTTGCGAGTAATCATCCGAGATTGCAGACAGCTCACTTTAGTGAGAGTGGTTTTGTGGATATGATTGATTGTTCGGAAACGGCTCAACAACAATATCTAGATGCCGGTATGCTCATAAATGGGCAATCGTCGACAGTAGGTATAGGACCAGTACATATAGGCACTAAAGAGTCATGGACAGAGTATTTAGCTAAGGGCTATGAAGACTCATGTAACTTGTTACAAGAGAAGATGGCCTCTGTGTGGGATTTTCTGACCACAATACGAGAAGTATTATTGACTAATGTGCCGAAGGAGTATATAATTGGTGGTGGCGTGATAGCAGGTTTATCGTTATTGGGTATGTTATCTTTTATGATGTACCGTATGACGCGTAAGCCTGTAACTGAATCACAATACCAGCCATTTATACATTGGGCCAAATCAGGTAAGCGTAAGTCGGCAAAGGATTTATATGCTGAATTGGGTGCTCGTGTCGAATTGAATTTCGAGGCTGCGCCCACTACAGCTTTGGCTGCTATTCAGAAAAATGTATTGAGATGTGTCTTTTCATATGACACATGCAGTACATTTGGATATGGAATTATGTTGGATGCACATACAATGGTGACGACAGCCCATCTATTAATGGAGGGGGGTCAACCACGAGAGGTGTTCGTTCGTTCTGAAGATGAAGGTGATAGAGAGCGTATTGCTGCTTTCTTTGTTCCAATTCGTTGGGATTTGGAAGAAGATCTGGTTGTGTTACGGTATAAGAACCCGCACGAACATGTGTTTCGTTCGTTGAATCGAGCTATGAATAAGACTCCTTCAAATAAAGCATTGTATATTGTGGCGACAGAAGGTGTTTTGCTAATTGGCGAACCGTCTCGTGTGGCCGTGACTAGTGGTATGTATAAGACCTCTGGACATATATTTACAATGAAGGAATGTATCACTCACTCTTATGATGGAGTGCATATAGCTGCTGCAGGTTTATGTGGGGCGTTGGTCGCCACATTAGATGGGTATATAGTTGGATGGCATGTAGCAGGTGACAAGCGAGGCACTGGATATGTGCGATTTTGGAACAAGGCAACAAAGGAATTAGTGGCATCAGGAAAAGATGAGGAGGTGACTCCTCTACGTGATACAACTGTAACAGGTGCAATGGTGTTGGACACGAGTGAGTACCATCATGTAAATTTGACGAGTGGCATAGTTGAGTCAGCTATGTTTGCACAGATGATGGAAGAACCAGACTTATGTCCTAACGGGAAGGCACAACGGCTCCCTGCGGAACTTGGTGGATTGCGTGAAGTTGATGGAGTCATGGTTAGAACTTATGATCACTCGCGGACGAAAAATTTGGTGAAGGTTGATAGACCAATTAATGTGGCAGCATTGGGGTTTGCAACAGAATATATGCGATCATTGATCGCTAGTGTGCTGCCGGATGGAAAAAGTTTGAAACGGCTGACTGATGAAGAGATGTTAGCAGGTTATCGTTGTGAGGAAGGTGTGATGAGGAAGGTTAATATGGATGCATCAGCAGGTATTCCTTTGGGTGGTATTGTTAGTGATTGGGTTGATCTAGAAAATTGTAAATTGCACCCAAAAGTTAAGTCGTTATTATCGCAACTGGAGAGTCAAGCACGTAAGGGCTTGAAGCACTTTCGTGATGTGGCGTTTAAAGATTGTGATAAGGACGAGATGCGTGATACGGAAAAGGTGCAGAAACCTCGATGTTTCGCAGCAGGGCCCTTGCATTATACTCTAGCACTGCGCCGTTGGTTTGGTCGACTGAATGCTTTATTTATGAAGCATAGGCATCGTACAGGGATTATGATTGGTATTAATGCCACAAGTCGTGAATGGAGTATGTTGTGGAAACGACTTTGTGGACATGTCAACCATTTTGATGGAGATTATGAAATGTGGGATGGAGGTATGCGACGAGAAGTTCAGGAGAAACTGAATGAAGTTATGTCGTCGTTCTGTGATGAACCAACCCTAGGTATGACATTGTTGATGCACTTGTGCGAGACAACTCATATGGGTATGGATTTCTCATATTTGACGACTCACTCCGTCCCAAGTGGGCATGGTTTGACAGCTTTATACAACTCGCTCATTAATAAAATGTACGTTGCTTATGCGTGGTACATTTTAGTGGGTAGTAGTCTGAATTTGTCCATTACTGGGTTGATTGTTAGTTTGGATCAATCCGTTTATGCCCCTGTGTATGGGGATGATATCGTGTGCTCAGTTAGTAGTGGCATAGCACAGCGGTTTAATGCCATGACATATGGTATGGTCATGCGCGATTTGGGTTTAGGTTTTACATCGGCTTCGAAGAAAAATCATGAAACCCCATTTGTTGCGCTTCGAGATATAACATTCTTGAAACGTAGCTTTTATGCTAATCGGCGCATAGGAGATATTGTCGGACCACTGGCGATTAGGGTATTGTCAGGGTCGGCAGGTTTTGTTCACGATGCCACTCGTGATCAGGAGATTACTCAACAGAAGTTGAATAGTATCCAGCGTGAATTGTTTTTACATTCACCTGAGGTATACTCAACCAAGTGGAGTGCACTCACTCGCTGTTATCAACGTGCATTTGGTGTCCCATATTATGGGCTCACCGAGATAGAAATGCGTGCATTATATGATAGTGGTGAATTGAGGAGTGACCTTTTTGAAGCTTATGCTGAGAATGGTCACTTAGACGTCGGCCCCCCGCGTTTGATCTCAAAAAGGAAGGGGAAGAATTTGTGTCGCTGGTGAGCGACACAATCATTTATCAGGTTACCTCGCCCTGATTAAATGTATTGGTAGAGGAATGGACCAGGAATGGTTTATGGCAATGAGTGTCTAGGGTGGACTCTTATATTGTCTTTGTTGGAAGTTTTGATCGCTTTAAGTCGAGATGTGCAACAACCCGTTTAGGCTGTACTTGTATAAGTGCGTGTTGTATATTTCGATGTATAGATATGAGTGGAGCTTTATAAATAACTCATAAGGATTTTGGTGCTGGG